AGAGTCAAAAAATTCTGGACAATTTTCCTTGAAGAACTTATAAAAGCTTGAACTATAATCACAGTTAAAACAGTGTACATAGTCCTTTTTGTTGTTTTCTATAAACCAAAATCTTCTTTTTCTTTTATTCTTCTTAGAATCGCCGCAAATAGGACATCTTATATTATATTTGTCACCAACTTTCTTAGCGTCTAGATAAGCGTATTTTATGAATTTTTCTGCTAATGGAGTCATAGTCATAAATCCTTTAAGAGGAATTATACCTAAAATAAGTTTAAAAGGAGAAAGGAGAGTTTAAACTCTCCTTAAAAATCGTCTAGAGTAGTATCCTCTTTTTCGACAGGTTTAACGTAGAATGTGCTCAAATTCTCGAACATTTCGTTCAAGTTATGGGCTAGGAAGTAATCCATCATACCTTTTGAGTCGTAGTGTGCTTCTGCTTTAGAATATTCTTCGAGTATGGCTTTCTGAATATCTTCAGGAATATAATCAAAGTCTATGAGGACTTTGTTCCTTTCAAAATTCGATTTACAAATTTCCGGAAGTTTCTCAAAGTTTTCTTCAAAATTTTCGAGAAACTTATTTACTCCTACTTCACCAAACATAGCTTTCTTATAGATAGGCTTGTCGAGAAATTCAGTTTGATATTTCTCAATCAACATACCTGAGATTTGAAGCTTAAAGAACTTGTCTACTTCGGTGACGAAAATATTTTCTCGTCTAAGAAAAGAAATGAAATCCTTATGGAATTCTGATTCGGCTTTTATACTAGGAACATTATCGCCAGAATCGCCAAGAAGAATGTGGAATAGTTTAAAATTCCTTACTTCTGGCTTAGTCATTTTAACGAATTCTTTCTTTATCGGATCGAAAAGACTTACATTATCGTATTCAAGCACTTGTTTATAGTCTTTATCAGAAGACACGACTAGCACTTTCCTTTTCTTAGAAAGATTCTTAGCCAAAACTCCACAAACATCATCAGCTTCAGCTCTATCGACATAAACAACCTTTACTGGAAAACTTGTTTTTAAAGCTTCCAGAACATCGTTTACTACAGCGAAAAATTCGTTGAAGTCTATATCAGAATTTTCTCTTCCGGCGGCTCTATGTGCTTTATATTCTTTATAAAAATCTTTTCGCCAATTATTTTTAGCGTCGCAAGCTATTACTATTTCGTCATTCCACTCGTTAAATTTGTTCGAGAAAATATATTTCAAGTTGTTGAACAAAAGATGTCTGAAGAAGTCTTCATAGTCTTTTGTTCTAAACTTTTTAGTAGTTTTATCGACTTTTAGTTTGAGTTGAAATATGGAAACATAAAGCAATCTATGAGCTAAATGGCTAAAGTCCATTAAGACCATTATATTATTGTGCCTTTCTTAGCTTTTCTATTTTCTCTTTAAACTCATCTTCTATAAATGGAAGAAGTATAGCGAGGAGCTTCGCATTTTTTGCGTCGCTCTCAGGTCCATACATTTTTGCTATTTCAAATTCTGAAAGAATTTTGTTATATTTTTCTAGTTTTTCTTTTGACATTTTTCCGCCTTTTAACCTATTAGATCGTCAAGAAAATCTAAATCGTCATTGACGCTTTTTGTTTCCGGAGCTTCCTCGACTTTCTTTTTTGTAGGTTTTTCTATAGTAGCTTGTTTTTTAACTCCAATCTCTTTAGGTTTTTCATCTTCATCAAAAGGTACATCATTATTTTTAATCTCAGCTCCCTTTACAGTTTTTTGACCTGTTTCAGCAAAAGTCAAAAGGGCTTTCAACTCATTATATGGTTTAAAGTGAGCTGGAGAAATAAACTCATCCAGTTTGTAACAATTTTTGTTTATAAATTCTACCGCAGCTTCAGTAGATTTGAAAACAGCACTTGCATCAAGAATTGTTGTATCATCATAATTAAAGAAGTTATTAGCTTTCTTAATTTGAAGACTAATTGAAGATCCATTCGCTGTAGGATCGAAAAGTTGTTTTGGTTTTACGCCTACTTCTCTCATAGCTTCTGTTGGATTCATAGCTGCTATGAATTTGTCCATAAGTTTGGTGCCGAATTCCCAGAGGAACACTTTACCGTTGTTTTCCGGACAGCCTGGATCTTTTACAACAAGTATGTTAGCTATATACTTGATTTTTCTTGAGTATAGTTTCGCTTTTTCTTGATTACCACTGTTCCATAGTTCTTGCCATTTTTCAGAAGCTGGACACGGAAGACCTATTGTTTCAGGACTGTCTTGAATGTAGTAAAAGTCTTTACCGTTTCTTGTAAATTTTATTGAGTGATGGAATATTTTGACAAAAGGTTTAGCGTCTGGACCTGCTGAGTCTGGTAGTAATCTAATTACAGCTGCTCCTGTACCACTTTCATCTTTAGAAAGCTTCCAAAACCTTGAGTCTTTGAAGTCTTTTTTCTCTCCTGGAAGAGCGTCTTTTTGTAGATTTTGTTGAAGTGTTTCCCACGAAAATTCAAACATTTTTAATTCCTTTTTAAACGATTTGTGAACCGCTCCTTCGTAAAAGAAGAGCTTCCTAACTAACAACTTCCAACGAAGTTGAGCACGAAAGGCTTTGTGTTTATAGTCCACAAGGCTAGTTCCTAGCCCAAACGACTATGATTATATTATATAATCAGTCGATAGCAAAAACAGATAGATAAAAACGAACGCCAAATTCTTTAGACTGATTTATTTATCAGTTTTGTTTTGGTTTCTCAGCTACCAGAACTTCAAAAGTTTCTAGAGTATTTGAAACAAATTTAAAAATCACTTTACCTGACGCATTTCTATGTATAGAAACTCTGTATGTTCCTAGAGGAATTTTTTTAAAGTTATCATTGCTCAAAGAAAGCATAACATCTTCTTTCGACTCGCCATCACATTTAATAGAAAAAGTATTTCCGAGAGTTTCTGAATCAAGAGAAATTGTTATTCTATCATCAGACGATGAGATTGTGATATTTTCTAGATCTTTAAGAACGCTTGACGCCTTTCTTAGTTTACCCATATCTTCGTCGCTAAGAGTAAACGAAATAATCGGTTCAATAGAATCAACCTTGTCAAATATACTAAAGTTTAGTCTATATTTGTCTAGTAGGTCTAGGTCTGATGTGTAATATGTGATTTGTGTTGACCTATCAGAAAGAATAAGTTTTGAATCTTCTTGTTTAATTTCCGGATCTTCAAGAAGTTTCACTACTGATAGAAATTCGGAAAGTTTTCCGAGCAAACCGAATTCTTCAAACTCTTCAGAGTCGTATCTAGAAAGATCGATTTTGGCCATAATGGTTGAATCTATATCTTTAATCCCGAGTATAGGATAAGAAACAACTAGGCTTGAAGAAATATCTTGTAATTTTGACAGGATTGTCAACGAGTTTTTGTTAAGCATTTTCATCCTTCAAACGAAATTAAAGTTTTTCGGTCTTACGACAAAATGTATTTTGAAAGCCGAAAACTTTTAACTTCGGTTATTATAGCCGAGAAAAGTTTAACAATTAATACCAAACGAAGTATTTTCCTTTTGTAAGCTCTATATAACCGATGAGTTCTTCCTTCATATCAAGAAAGTCTTCTTTGTCTAAAACATAGATAGTCTTTTTGAAAATCTTTTTCGCTTCTTCGTCTAGTGTAATGAACTCTTTTTTACCGACTTGAATTTTTGTTTTAAAGATTTTCTCTTTCAAAATTTTCATATCATCATCAGTCAATTCAGGAAAATCATTTTTGATTTTTGTGAAGTCAACAACGCTTGAGTAGTCTGTTTTTACTGAAGAGATTTTCTCTCTGAATTTTCTCGGCCATTTGACACAGTGTGTATCTATAAAAAGAGTTTTCTTCATTCCTTTACCCTTAGAGACATCATAGATTCTTTTGAAATCTACATCTTCTTCTAGCTTATATTTTTTAGCTAGAACAGTAAAGGTAGCTAAATGAATTCCAAGCTTTTCGCTTAATTCTGATGTAGAAACAAAGTTTTTTCCTAAAGTGTATTGTGTCATATTCTTCCTTCCTGTTTAAGTTGTAGGATTTTTATGATGTCATTCTTAGTTACATTCAAATCTTTTTCGAAAGACATTTCAAGTTTCCACCCGTATTTTGTTTGAGAGTATACATAGACAAAACGAGAATGGCGAACTATTTTTAATGTGGTATTATTCGCTGTAAAATAATCATCTTGTTTTTCATCATAACAGCCAGAAAATAGGAACAATACAATAATAAGAAAGAGTATCCTTTTCATTCGAATAGTCCTTCTACTCTTCTTCTAGACTCATCTTCAAGTTGTTTTTGAAGTTTTTCACATTTTTCTTTGTAGAATTTTAATTGATTCTTAGTAGTTTGTAGCTCAAAATCATTAGCAAGAAGTTCGCCTTTATGTTGTTTTTTGATTCTCTCTAAGTCGTAGAGAGCTTTTTCTACGCTTTCTATAACAGTTTGTCTTCCTTGATTTTTAAGTGAAAGAGATTTATTTTGAGAAGACAAAACTCTAACTTGTTCTTCAAGGTCTTTTATTCTTTTTTGAGTTTCAAAGTCCACACCAAATAGAGCGTCAATATCAACACCTTTTAGGCTTTCTGAATATTCGAGAATTTTATCTATAAAAAGGTCCGCATTTCTTTTTATATCAGCTTTTGAAGCTGAAAGTCCTTTAAGAGTTTTTAGGACTTTGTATGCTGTTTTTACATCGTTCATAACGAACTCCTAAAAAAGATAAAGAATTATACCTTGTCTTTTCTTTAAATAAGCTTAAAGAAAATTATTTTTGATGCGTTTTGAAGTAAGCGGACGCCTCTTCGGAAGTTGAGAATTTTTTTCCTGACAAATTCAAAACATACGGAGAAGTATCACCAAAATAAGAAAGAGTCAATATAGAGTGAACTGCCTACTCCTTAAAGGAGTCGGCTTCCTAACTAACAGCTTCCAGCGAAGCTGAAACACGAAAGGCTTTGCGTTTATATAAGTCCGCAAGGTTGGTTCCCAACCCAAACGACTTCATACCTCTATACAATATATGTACTGAAGCTTGATGGTCAGGATTAGTCTGATGACCACAAGCTGTACATATAAATTTGTCTTGTTTAGGTCTATTGTTCTTATCAATATTACCACAGTTTAAACAAGTCATAGAAGTATAGGAAGGATCTACTTTTACAAACAATTTGCCATTAAGCGACTGCTTGTATTCAAGCATAGATATAAACTGATAGAATGAAGCTCTTAAAATTGATTTATTTAAACCTGCTTTTTGTCTTACATTTTTTCCGTGCTCGACTTCATTTCCTTTAGCAGATTTAGTCATTTGCTTTAGTTTAAGGTCTTCAACTACTATCAAATCAAATTTGTTTGTTAATCTGGAGGAGATTTGATGATATAGATCCGTTCTTTTATTGATAATTCTTTTTTGTAGTTTATTTAATTGTTGTTGTGTTTTATTATAGTTTCTCCCTAGTTTGGTTTTTGATTTTTTGTTTTTTAGAATTCTTCTAGACTGCTTTCGCAAAAGAAGTTTGATTCTTTTGTTATTCAGCATTGCTTTACGATTAGCAGAACCGTTGTTTATTAGATGTCCTGATTCAACCGATACTAAGTTTGGTATCGATTCAAAGAGAAAATCTACATCGTTTGAAACTGCAAAGTTATAAACATTCATATCTATACCTATACAATTTTCTTCATTCAAATTGTCGATAGATACAGGTTCTATTTCTTTTTCAAAAGAAATTCCTATGCTAGCGTAATAACCAGTCGCATCTCTAGATATAACAACAGAAGTTAACTTATATTCTTTTGGAAGTTCTCTATGATATCTTAGTTTTATGTTTTGCTTCATCAATTTCAAAATAGCAGTTCTTTTATCTGTTTCTTTAATAGATACTGCTTGATTGTTCCACACAAATGATTGTCTTACATCTTTACTTGATTTAAACTTTGGAAATCCGATTGATAGCGCTTTTGCTTTTTCTTTTGGAGTTTTTGCGTTTTGTAAAGCTTTATTTCTTTCATTAACAACATTTTTTGAGAAAGCTCGTTTAGTCGCCTTAAGAAAATTTATTCTAGCTTGTTGAATAACAACGGAAGAAAAAGGAATATTTCTAAGTTTTAAAGCTCTTTTTATAACTCTGTCGTAAGACGAATCCTTCCTGTATTTTCTATCTGCTTTCTCTAGCTTTCTATTTCTTTCTTGTTCTTTTTGCCATAGATTAAGACAGATGTTGTAGGCTTGATTATAAACGAACATTTGATGGTCGAGAAGCTTCTTTTGTTCTTCTGTAGGATAGATCTGATATTTATAACCTAGATTTACAGTTTTGTTCATACGAGATTAATATTGTTCCTTAATAAGATTAATTATTTATTTGTAATCGAATTTTGTTTGAAATAGGTTCACTAAAGAAAATTTTTAATTTAGTTATTATACTATAAAAAAATTTAAATTAAACGAAAATAAAAGAAGACGAGATAACTCCACCATCACCTGTAGGACGGCGATATAAACACATTAAATTAACATTTAACAATTTTCTGCTTTTGCTATCGACTAACTATAACAAATATGATATAATAATCATAGTCGTTTGGGCTGGGAACCAGCCTTGTGGACTATAAACACAAAGCCTTTCGTGCTCAGCTTCATTAGAGAAGCTGTTAGTTAGGAAGTACCGCCGTTACGGCGGTACGGTTTATATTCAGAAGTGAGTTTAGAAACGCCTAGATATTTTTCGATGTTTTTCATTTTGAAATCCTTTTTTAATTTCAAAAATTATAGCTAAACTTTTCTTTAAGAAAGCTTAATTCCCGAAAGATTTAAATATTTCGGTGTAATCTTTAAGCAAATTTTTAACCGATTTATTGTGGAAGAAAACAATCCGTTATCAATAGAAAGGTCGTCAGAGGAATGACGACTATTTTTCGTAATTTTCGATAATCCATTCAAGAGATTTGTATTTGAAACCTGAAGGAACAGTGTCAAAATATCCAGTATAAATTTTGTTAATTATTTCGCCTTCAGCGATCTCGCTATAAATCGGATCTTTTACAGAGACGCCTTTAGCTTCGAAATGCGCTCTTAACATCTTATAGAGTCTTTCTATCGTCACAATATTTTCCGGAGCAATAATATCGTATGTTTGCCCCCAATACTCGTGTCGGAAATCATCTTCGACATCTTTAATAGCATATTCGATGCCGAAGATGAAATCTTCAACAGAAGTGAACGATCTAAGAGGAGAGAAATTTTGAGACGAAATATGAATTTCACAAACATCATTATTCATCATCTTGTTGTAGAAGTTTGCAAATACGCCGCTTTCTGGATTTTGATATTTTCCAACTATATTGAAGAGTCTGAACACTATCGCAGGACTGTAAAATGTGTTAAAAATAACAGACTCGGTATATAGTTTATTTAGAGCGTAAAAATCTCTTTCGCTAGTAGAAAGAGGTCTTGTATCGTCAAAATGAAGCCCGTCGTAAACTTCAGATGTGCTCGTGAATATGACAGGAACTTTAAGTTCTCTTAACTCTGGAATAAGAATTTCTATTAAAAGAGCATTGTTTTTTATGAATGATTCTGGATTATTTTGAATGTATTTCACGCCGACAGAACTTGCGAGATTAATAACCATCTCAGCGCCGAATGTTTTGAGATCTATCGGTTTTGTTAAATCATATTTAAAAAATCTGTCTTTATGAGATTCTAAAATAGGCTCTTCTCTATCAATTAGAACCAACTCGTGTTTGTCTTCTAACGCTTCAACAAGATGTGTTCCTAAAAATCCGCTACTTCCTAAAATCATTATTCGCATATAATTTCCTTTTATTCTTTTGATTAATAGATATTTATACAAATATTTCTATAACGAATATTATTACTGATTTTAGTTTAAAACTACTTTAATTGAATTCTGTTACACAAAAATTCTAGATTTCAATCCGTATTCTTCAATTTACTGTATATTCACTTCTTTCTCAAAAAGGTCGAATTCTTGTTCTTGATATTCGGCTAGTCTTTCAAAAAAGTGTTTCAAACAATAATTTTGTTTCTTACCGTAACCACAGTCATCGACAATATCCCAAACTCCGACTTTGTCTTTACTATCGTGTAGCCTTAGCATACGTCCTATACTTTGAAGAAGTCTTATAGAAGATTTTGTACTTTCTCCTAGTATCAGGTGTCTTAGCTTTTTTATATTTACGCCTGTACTCATAGTAGCGTAAGAAGCGAATAGTATCGCATTATCGTACTGTTCAAGAATTCTTCTGATATACTCTCTCTGTTTTTCGTCAACAGCACCGGTTACAACGAAAATTTGAAGTTCTTCAAGAGATTTAACTTTTCCATATACTTCTTTGTATTGGCTTGCGTATTCAGTTCCTGATAGAAGTCTTTTAATTTTAGCCTCATCTACTTGATCATTTACATAAATCAGGTCTTTCTTCGATATTATAGCCGAAAGAAGCTCATTCTTAGTCAATTTAAAAATGAATTCAGCAGACTCTCCGACTCTTTGTTTAATCGTTTCCTTTACAAGAGGAACTCCGTGATTTTCTACTTTAGAAAAAAGACAAAGAGTATTTCCCTGTTTAGAAATTTTATCAGCAAGCTTAACTATAAATTTCTTTCGGTTTGAGTATTCATTCAAAAATTGATTTTCTTTTTGATATTCCATTTTTAAAACGGCTTTACAAACATCGTCAGGATATTTCAAAAATAGAGCATAAATTTCTACAGGAGTAGCAAGACCCATCTCAATCAGTTTCTTAGTAGTCAAATACCTCTTACTTTGTCCTAAAGCGCCCTCAAGATACATTTTGCTTATATACTCTTCCGGAAGTGTTCCTGTCAAACCTATTCTGTAAGGTGTATTACTAGCAGATATTACTACGTCTTTCAAACTTTGGGCAGCACAACCGTGAGCTTCATCTACTAAAATACAATGAATGTCTTCAAACAGCTCTTTTGATTTATAGATTGACTGCCAAGTTGTTATAGTGATAGGCTTCTCGAAATGTTTTTCTTTTCCAGCACAAATTTGGTGAACATAATTTTCCAAATCTTTAAAGCCGTAATCTCTAAAATCAGAATACATTTGATTCACAAGCATAACATTTGGAACAATAAGAACTGTCTTCTTATTCCAAGCCATCATAAACCTACTAATAATGTAGATTACCAAAGATTTACCTGAGCCTGTTGGTAGAAGAACGGTCTTTCTTCTCTCATTTAAAGTTTCAAGAACGGCGTCGATTTGATAATCGAACGGTGTCATAGGTATATTAAGAGTCTCTATAAATGAAAGCAATTTTTCTCTAGTAATAATCGGCTCTGGAAGTGAAATTTTTAGATCGAATTTTTCCGCTAGCCTCTGTTCTAAACCTTTAGGGAATATGATATTTTGATTTTCATCTACCATATAGAGTTTTTCTCTACCATCCCATAGTCTTGCTCTAACTCTAGGATGAAACCTGTAATTAGGTATATATGGAGAAAGAAAGTCCATTATGGCTACTTTCTTGTCCATATCATCTATTACTACACGGCTATAACTTTCATTTACATATTCTATCAAAACTGCCCCAATTCAATAGCTAATTTTTTTAGTTCTATCCAATTCTTAATATCAAACCTTGTAGATTCAAGATTCTTTTTCATATCAATAAGCATCTCAATATAGGAAGACAATTCTTTCATCGAAGATTGAATAGATAAAAGAGAGGAGTCTCTTTCTAGGAATTCCTTCACTTCAGAATTGTTGAGCTTTATATTAAATTCGAATTTATAATAAGAATACCTTAAAGCTTCAGTCTCCTTATAGTATGTTTCCAATAAGTATAATCTTCTTTTTAGTCTTCCTATAAAGTCAATTATTTTAGCTACAAAAAGAGGAGCTGATTCAACAAATTCGTCGAATTTCTTTTGTTCAAGAAGAGAGCAAATTTCTTTATTTTTATCTAGAAATTTTTGTACTTGTTCTGATACTATTTCTAGATTCAAAATTTTTTCATTTAATGCCATCTATCTCTTCTTTCCACATATCTTCTAGGGATTTATCTTTATACTCTTTATATTCTTCAGCAAGCTTCTTTAAGCTTTTTAGAAGCTCTTCTTGTTTTTCTGGTGTCAAAGACCAAATTGGCATAGAAAGAAGTATATCGGTTTTGTCGGAAGCAGAAGGAAGTAATTCTTCAATCTTATCCACAATATATTGTTTAGATTTTCCATTGACTTCAATTTTTCCTTTTATAATAAGTTCTATGAAACGATATTTAGCTTCTAGTAAATCGACTTCCCTTTTTATTTTTCCTATTATAGCTTCTTTTCGTTTAAACATATATTCTAGTTTTATAGATATATATCTCTCTAGAATGTCTTCTACACTTTCGAATGTTTCAACTCTATTATGTTCGTTTAGACAAGTATAGTTTTCAGTTACCTTTTGAATTAGCTTCAAGTCATCAAGAATTTTTTCCTTAGTTTGTTGAGTGAATTTTCTATCACACTTAATATGAAATTTGAATGTGTCTTTTTTAGAGTCGCTCAGGTCTGTATAAGACTTTATCACTCCTTTTTCTTCAAGAGTGTTTAGTACCTTCACATATTTTTCTAGGTCGTAGTTTAAAGGTATTTCTGTAATCATTAGCTCTGTTTGTGACAGAACATCAACCTTACCTATAATAGAGAAAGATTTTTCTCCAGTTTGAATAATATCACCTTTAAATCCAGAATAATAAGGAATTAGAAGCGTAGAGTCTTTAGTTCCATCTTTAAGATACTTTTCAATCCATTTCTTCAAGTTTTCTGGGTTTCTAGGAAGAATTTTTTGAGCATAACCATTACCTATACCTTCAGAGCCGTTAATTAACAAAATTGGTAGTGTTGGAACGAAAAATCTAGGCTCAATTTTTTCGCCCTCGAATGTTTGTTGAATTAATACATCATTATCTTCCTTCAAGAACAACTTGTCCATAATAGGAGACTTACAGGTAAATATATACCTTGCTTCTGATGCTTCATTATTATGTCTAAATCCGAAAGAAGCCTCTGGAAGAATAAGATTGATGTTATTTGCTCCAACAAAATCTTGAGCTAAACCTACTATAACATCATACATAGATTTTTCGCCGTGTAAATAGGAAGTTTCACCTATTACTTTACTACCTAGAGTCGAAACCTTAATTTTTTCTTTAATATTATTCTTTAACATAGTATAAACAACTTTCCTACTTGACGGCTTTAAACCATCAACTACACTAGCGAGTTTCCTATAATTGTCGTAAACTGAAAAGAGTACATAATCATTATCAAAGAATTCTGTTATTTTTTGAGTTTTCATCATCTTCCTTAAATATTACATTGCGTTGATATCGAATATTGTCTTATCTACTTCTGACTTTCTCAAATCTGAGTTCTTACTACCGAACCACAAATCCATTCTTTCCTTTGAGCCTTCATTATACTCTAGAGGGACAATAAACTTTTCAAATCCTCCAGCTTCGGAAAACATAGCTTCAAGCTCATTAGGTTTGTTTGAACCAAGACCTTTTTTATAGTCAAAAGTAAGCCCGTGTTTTGGGTTGTTTCTGATAAAATCTACATAATCTTTCATCTCTATAAAAAACTCTACAGGTTTATTGCCTTTAATACCAACTATAATAGGTGTTCTTAAATAGCAAATTTTACCATTCAGAAGCATATCAGGATAAAACTTTTGACAGAAAACAAGTAGAAGCCCTCTAATTGATATTCCGTCCATATCAGCATCAGTAGCTATTACTATTGAGTCATATTTTTCAGAATTCTGAATTGTCATAATATTTTGAAACTCGACATTTTCTCTTATTTTTTGCGCCGATTCTTCAAGAACATTTAATGGCTTTCCTTTAAGAGGGAAGAAACCAGACTTCTCTCTACCTATAACTTTCGCAATAAGGTTAGTAGCCGAATCACCTTCTCCCAG